GGCAAAGATCGTTTAGAAAATGGTCATTACGTTGAAGATACGGGTAACCACTTTGTTTACATTCTTGATAAGGATTTTAATCCCATTGAAAGTGCTGTGATTACAATGAAGTCCACACAAAAGAAAAAATCTAAGTTGTGGAATTCTATGATGCAATCAAAAAGAATGAAGGGTAAGAATGGTTACTTTATTCCACCATCGTGGGCAAGTGTATACAAACTTACAACTACAAAAGAATCAGGTGGCGGTAACAATTGGTTTGGTTGGGTTGTAGAATTTGTAAAGTTCTTAGACAAACCAGATGACAAAGGTACTTTGGAAATCACTAAAGGTTTTTATGAAGGTGCCAAACAGTCTGATATCTTTGGTAAAGTTGAGTTTGCTGAAGATAAAAATAAAATAGTAAAAGAAGACGTTCCTTTTTAAGTCATGCAAAAGGAGTTGTTGTCGTTGTTTCAAGGCGATGACTCCCGTTATCTCAAGTCCTCTCTTACGGGGGAGGACGATGAGAGGGGTAAGCGACAAGCTAGCTATGTCACTGTTCACGAACCTGTAACGGAAGAAGTTTGGAAACAACATTTAGAGGGTAAAATTAGACTCGGCCTTAGACCAGAAATAGACAATAATTGTTGGTGGGGTTGTATTGATGTAGATCCTAATAATTACAAGGATTACTCAGAAAAAAAATATGTAGAGATTATTAAAAAGTATTCTTTACCTTTTGTGCCTGTCAAGTCTAAATCTGGAGGTCTGCATATTTTTATTTTCTTTACAGAGCCCGCAGATATAAAAAAAGTTACGACAAAGTTAGCAGAGATAAATGAAGAATATTTTTTAGCGCAAGAAATATTTCCGTGCAATAAGGCAGTTAATATGCCTTACCACAATATGAATGCATCAATGGAGTTTGCCTTTGATGAAAACAATACACCTATTATGGTTGGTCGTTTTATAACACTAGCCAATGAAAAAAAGATTAAACCAACAGATTTTTTTAATTTAAAAGTTCAAGAGTATCAGGCAGAAAGCGAATGGAAACATTACCCTCCATGTGTACAAAAACTTATTCAAGAGGGGTGGTCTGGTAACAATAGAAATAATTTTTTATTTAATGTTTTAGTTTTAGAGATGAAAAAAAATAATACACTAAGCACACAACAAATAGAAGACATCGCCTTACAAAGAAATAATCAAATATTTACACAACCTTTGCCAAGAACTGAAGTAGTGCAACTATCTAAATCCGTGCACAAAGGAGGTTATCAGTTTCAATGCCCTCCAAAACATCCAGAGTATGGCCCTATTTGTAATAAAGAATTATGTAAGACAAGAAGATTAGGCATAGGAGAAGCAGTACCAGAGATCGTAGAAGCTTTTGAAAATATCACGTATATACAAGATACTAAAAGTGTATGGTATGAATTTGATTTTAAAGGTTCTCGAATTACAGTCACACCAGAAGATATGAAAGATGAAAAATCTTTTAGAGTTAGATTATTAAGAAACAGAGTTTATTGGTTGACTTTACCAAAGGCACGAAAAGGTCCAGACCCATTTGAATTATTAATGAAGAATATTGTTGAAAAAGCAGAAGAGTCTACAGACCATTTGTATACAGATACAGTTGAGGAAGAACGATACTCTGTGCTCAAAGATTTTTTTGAATCACACATTGAACAAGATAAGTTTGACAAACTAAAAGATGGTTATGTTGTCTTGGATTCTAAATCAAATATATGTTATTTTAAAAAACTTACCCTTGATAAGTTTCTCAAGAAACACGCATCACGAACCTTTACCACTACTGCTGATGCATTACGTATGTTAAAATGTAAACGAACAGATTATAAAGAAGGTGAAAAAAATGTTTGGTTTGTTGAAATGCCAGAATTTGTAAATCATCAAAGTATTAGAAAACCAATTAATAAAAACGATAAATCTGAAATGGATGAAGACTACCATGATAAATTCAGGACTGCACAAGCAAAAGAGTCTGAACAAAAAAACAATTAAGATATTTGGGCCACCTGGTACAGGTAAGACATATACTTTAATTGAAAGAGTTTTGAAAAAATACCTACGTATGGGTGTTCACCCAAAAGATATAGCGTTTATATCATTTACAAACAAAGCAGTTGACACCGCTAGAGATCGTGCTTTATCAGCTTTCCCTCAGTATGATATGGATGACTTTCAAAGGTTTAAAACTCTGCATAAGTATTGTCGAAGATATTTTGAAGAAGAGGTATTTGATCCAAAAAACTGTATGCTAGACTTTGCTTTACAGACAAAGATAATCAAAACATCGGACAAACGATTATCAGACGATGGCTTTCTCTACAAAGATTGGTCGTTAGGTATATACGATAAAGCCAGAAATATGATGCAAGATCCTAAACTTGTTTACAAACAAGAGAGTTATAAAAAAGATAATCTAGATATATTTTTACGAAAGATTGATACCTATGAGCATTATAAGAAAGACTCATTTATTGATTTTACAGATATGATTGAAAGGGCTATTGATGAAGTTGAGTTTCCTCCACTGGAGGTGCTTATATTAGATGAAGCTCAAGATTTTACACCTTTGCAGTGGTCAGTAATTTATAAAATGGTAGATAAGGTAAAACGTATTTATTTAGCAGGAGATGATGATCAAGGTATTTACAAATGGAATGGCGCAGATCCAAAATATTTTACAACTTATTTTCCTGGTAGGGAGGTTGTACTCCGACAAACTAGACGCTTTGGTAAAGAAATTTACAAGTTTTCACAGATTATAAGACGTGGTATTTTTGATAGTGTTGACAAAGATTATGTGCATACAGAAAAAGATAGCTACATTAAACGATATTTAAATTTTAATGAGGTGCCCTTTGATCAGTGCGAAGGCACTTGGTATATATTAGGTCGTGTGCACTCTAGTGTAACAGAACTCAAGATGGCAGCTAAAAGTTCTGGTCTTTATTTTTCAGACAACAAAGGTAATAAATCTTTTGACTCTAAACAATGGCAAGCCATTAAGTCGTGGACGACTATTTCTAATGGCAAAACAATAACACGTGATGCCGCAGAAAACATGTATCGTTACCTTAGAGATTTAAAAGACTATGATTTTAGAACACCAAAGTTTTGGCAAAACATACCAGAGACACAAACATTTAATTTTAAACAATTAAAAGAATGGGCGGGGCTTGACTTAAACGATGATCAGCACAATCAACCTTGGTGGAATGTATTAAAGAGAAACTTTACCCCACGACAAACAGCTTACTTTGTACTGCTTTTAAAAAAGTATGGTCAAGCAAAATTAAATCAAGACCCTAGAATTATTATTGATACTATACATTCTGTTAAGGGTGGTGAGGCAAATAATGTTTTGTTATATTCCAAAACGAATTGGCCCGCTTCGTTTTCTCACAAGACAAAAGAAGAAAAGTCAGATGAGAAAAGGGTATATTATACGGGGGTTACAAGGGCAAAAAACACTTTACATATCTTATCCACAGATTATAAATATAATTATCCCATAGGGATGGATTACCTAATGTATTTACAGGAGAACACATGAGTCCATACTTTGAAGAACTACCCATTGGTCAATTTTTTAGTCCCAGACTACACGATAGAGTTTGGAATCCAGAAACTGAGTGGGTTAAATACTACAATTTCACAGCTTGTTCCGTTGACAATGATATTTTATTTGAAGATGAATTTTATCATTGGTTATATACACGACACAAATATAAAGCTGGTGTATTGCGAATGGAAAATAAAACGATGTACAATTGGCATTGTGATACAAAAAGAGGTGTCTGTATAAATTCTATGATTGCAACACCAAACACGTCTTACACATTCTTTAGAGAGTATTCTGATGTTAGTCACAGTTTAGTAGAGTTACAATATTATCCTGGTAGTAGATTTATATTTAACAATCAAAAAGAACATATGGTTATAAATTATGATGGTTTACGTTTAATGCTAACAATTGAGTTTGCAGAGGATAAAAATAAACTATCGTATATTAATTTACTAAATGAAATAAAGGAGGATTATATTAATGGTTAAAGATTTATGGAAACGTGGCGGTCAATATTACACACAGTTTTCAATACAACCCTCACAATTTATTAATGAGAACAAAATTTTATTTGCAGAGGGTAATGTGATAAAATACATCTGTAGGCATAGAGGAAAGAATGGACGAGAGGATTTAGAAAAAGCAAAACATTACATTGATATGATTATAGAACGAGACTATGAAAAAGAAACAATATAAACGAAAATTTAATCTTGGTGGATATGATCCTAATATCTACAAGAAAATAAAAAATGACAAGCCTTCAACTGACATTTAATTTTAAAAAACACATATGGTCTGCTCCTGTTGATTATCGTGATTTGTCTGGCGCAAAAGAAATTGCAATAGATTTAGAAACAAAAGATGTAGGCATAAATGAGGGTTTAGGTGCGGGTTGGGCTACAGGCCGTGGCGAGATTATAGGATTTGCAGTCGCAACAGAAGGGTTTCAAGCTTATTATCCATTTGGTCATTTTGGTGGTGGTAATCTAATCAAAGAACAAGTTTTGAAATATATGCACGATGTATGTCGATTACCCTGTCGTAAGATATTTCACAACGCTCAGTATGATGTAGGTTGGTTAAAAGCATATGGTATCGATGTACGTGGTGAGATTGTTGACACTATGATTGCAGGAGCTTTGATCGATGAAAACAGATACACGTATAAATTAAATTCTTTAGCCAAGGATTATCTAGGAGAGTTAAAAGCAGAGA